GTTGAATTAAATTTTGACCCAAGCAAAGTAAATGTTGAGGGCACTCCAAATCATTTTGACAATTTAGCAGAATTATTACCTGATGATATTTTAGAACCTATTGGTTTAGAATTATTTCAAAATTACACAGATTACAAACAATCAAGAAAAGACTGGGAAAAATCTTACACAGAAGGTTTAGATCTTTTAGGATTTAAATACGAAAACAGAACAGAACCCTTTCAAGGAGCTTCGGGAGCCACGCACCCTGTACTAGCAGAAGCAGTAACACAGTTTCAAGCTGGAGCTTACAAAGAATTATTACCAGCAGAAGGACCAATCAGAACACAGATTGTTGGTAACAGTGATCCACAAAAAGAAGCACAAGCACAAAGAGTAAAAGAATACATGAACTACGAACTCATGGAAAAAATGTCTGAGTACGAGCCAGAGTTTGATCAAATGTTATTTCATTTACCTTTAGCAGGATCCACATTTAAAAAAGTTTATTACGATGATTTATTAGGCAGAGCTGTTTCTAAATTTGTACCTGCTGATGATCTAGTCGTACCATACTCTGCAACATCTCTTGAGGATGCAGAAGCAATTATGCATGTTATCAAAATGTCAGAGAACGATTTAAGAAAACAACAGGTTGGTGGTTTTTACGCTGATGTAGAATTAGGTGCACCATCTGTAATTAAAGATGAAGTTGAATCAAAAGAAAGAGAACTAGAAGGCACAAAAAAATCTGGTAGACCAGATCAAGTTTATACTTTGTTAGAGTGCCATGTTAATTTAGATTTAGAAGGTTTCGAAGATAAGGACGCGAACGGAGACGATACAGGAATCAAGCTCCCATATATTGTGACTGTAGATGAAGGTTCGCGAAAAGTTCTTTCTATTAGAAGGAACTTTAATCCTGACGATCCGAAAAAAGCTAGAATACCTTATTTCGTCCACTTTAAATTTCTGCCAGGACTAGGATTCTACGGATTTGGATTGATCCATATGATTGGCGGATTGAGTCGAACGGCAACGGTCGCTCTCCGTCAATTGTTGGATGCAGGTACATTGTCAAACTTGCCAGCAGGATTTAAACAAAGAGGTGTAAGAGTTAGAGACGAAGCATCACCAATACAACCAGGTGAATTTAAAGATGTAGATGCACCAGGTGGTAATATTAGAGATTCATTTATGATGCTACCTTACAAAGAACCATCACCAACATTATTACAATTAATGGGTATCGTAGTTCAAGCAGGTCAAAGATTTGCTGCGATAGCCGATATGCAAGTGGGTGACGGTAATCAAGCTGCTGCAGTTGGAACTACAGTTGCACTTCTTGAAAGAGGTTCACGTGTTATGTCTGCAATACACAAAAGACTTTACACATCTATGAGATCTGAATTTAGATTACTATCTAATTTGTTTAAAACATATCTACCACCCGTTTATCCTTTTGATGTAGTTGGTGGCAGAAGAGAAGTTAAACAAATGGATTTTGATGACAGAGTTGACATACTACCTGTTGCAGATCCAAATATATTTTCTATGTCACAAAGAATTACGATTGCACAAACAGAATTACAACTTGCAACATCTAATCCTAAGATACACAATTTATACGCTGCATACAGAAAGATGTACGAAGCACTTGGTATAAAAGATATTGATAAAATTTTACCACCACCTGCACCAATTCAACCAAAAGATCCAGCGTTAGAGCACATCGATGCGCTTGCAGGCAAACCTTTTCAAGCTTTTAGAGGTCAAGATCACAGAGCACACATTACAGCTCACTTAAATTTCATGGCAACTAACATGGTTAGAAACAATCCACCTATTATGGCTGCGATTGAGAAAAATTGTTTGGAACATATTAGTTTGATGGCGCAAGAACAGATAGAATTAGAGTTTGCAGACACGATTCAACAGCTACAACAGATGCAACAAATGGCACAACAGAACCCACAGGTACAAGCACAGCTACAAAAGATATCTATGGACATGGAAGCAAGAAAAGCAGTGCTAATTTCTGAAATGATGGGCGATTTTATGGAAGAAGAGAAGAAAATTACGTCACAATTTGATGGTGATCCACTTCTAAAACTAAAATCTAGAGAAGTTGACCTAAGAGCAATGGAAAATGAGCGTAAAAAAGACGAAGGAGAGAAGAAATTTGACCTAGATAGAGCAAAATTACTTCAAGCAAGACAATTAACTGAAGATAAGATGGATCAAAACGAAAAATTAGCTAAATTAAGAGCTGGAGTAAGTCTTGCAAAGAGTGGAAATCAAGGTATAACTGCAATTAAGGTAGAAGAGTAATAAAAGGAACAAAAATATGATGAACTATAAAAAATCAAAGCCAGTTAATGTAGGCGATCAGCAAAAAGAGGTAGATCCTAGATCTAAAACTACAGCTGATGGCGCATTTAACTTTATTGGCACAGGAAAACCTGAAATGCCGGTAAGAGGACAAAAAAGAATGCTGGCTGAGAAGAGAAGAAACTCAAAGGCATACTAATGGCTTGGTTCAGTTTAGCAAAAATTGCTTTGCAAGCTGGCGGTAAGATTTATGCCAATCGTCAAAGGACGAAAATGGCTATGTCTGATGCACAACTCATGCATGCTGAAAAAATGGCCCGTGGTGAGGAAGCTTACCAGGGTAAACTACTTGAAGCTAGGCAAAACGACTATAAGGACGAGTTTGTACTTGTAATTATCTCGGCCCCCATCGTAGTTTTAATGTGGGCAGTCATGTCTGACGATCCAACTGCTATGGAGAAGGTGAAATTGTTCTTCGAATACTTTCATGAGCTTCCGAAATGGTTCACGAATTTATGGGTACTTGTAGTCGCTAGTATTTTTGGTATAAAGGGTACTCAAATATTTAGAAACGGAGGAAAAAAATAATGCCTAACAGAAGATATAATTCGCAAATTAAAAAACCAGGATTTTTAAGTGGTGGTCAAGCTAAACTTGATGCTAACAAAGACGGTAAAATTTCTGGAAAAGATTTTGCGATGTTAAGAAAAAAGAAAAAGAAAATTAAAAAGAAGGTAGTGTAATGGCTGGTAAAGGCCTATACGCAAACATCCACGCTAAAAGAAAACGTGGTGAAAAAATGCGAAAAAAAGGTGCTAAAGGTGCGCCAAAAGCAAAAGACTTCAAAAGAGCAAAACAAACAGCGAGATCATAATGGCAAAACTTTGTCCAAAAGGAAAAGCAGCAGCAAAAAGAAAATTTAAGGTGTACCCAAGCGCATATGCAAACATGTACGCCTCTGCAGTTTGTTCTGGCAAAGTTACACCAGGCGGAAAGAAAAAACCAAAAAAAGCTATGGGTGGATCTGCTAATCCTAGACAAATGTATAGAGGTGGCGGTATGTGTAAAAAAGGTAAAGGCAGAGCATACGGTCAAAATTCATAATGGCTAAAAAAGGTTTACGTTCATGGGTAAAGGAAAATTGGGTCGATATTGCGAACAAGCGAAAAGATGGCTCATACCCGAAATGTGGTCGAAGTGGTGGAGAAAAAAGAAAAAATTATCCAAAATGCGTGCCCATTGCGAAAGCAAGAGCGATGTCCAAAGGGCAGCGTGCGGGTGCCGTAAGAAGAAAACAAGCCAAAGCTAATACAGGACCAACACCATCAAGAGCAGCCACGTTTGCAAAAAGAACTAAGGCTATGGGTGGTGGTTTTATGAATAAAAGACAAAGAATGGGCATGATCTAATGAGAAAAGATTATTCAAAAGGTTCTATGCCAGCAAGAAATAAAAAGAACTTTAGACCTACAAAGTCTGGAGCAGGCATGACACAAGCCGGGGTCAAAGCCTACAGAAGATTAAATCCTGGCTCTAAACTAAAAACAGCCGTGACCGGTAAAGTGAAGAAAGGGTCAAAAGCTGCTAAACGCAGAAAATCATACTGCGCAAGATCACTAGGTCAGCTCAAAAGAGCTTCAGCAAAAACAAGAAACGATCCGAACTCACGTATCCGTCAGGCTAGAAGGAGATGGAAATGTTAAAAAAAAGAAAAGCTATCAAAAAAGTAATTAAAGGTTTGAAGAAAGCCTCTAAATTACATGCTGGTCAAGCTAAGACATTGAAGGGAGTAATCGGAAAAAATGCAACTAGAAACAATAATAAATAGACTCCTAAAATATCTACATAGAAGAAATGAAGAATTGTCTGCAGCCTTAACGTCCGGCGGCATTGACAATATGTCAAAATATAACTATATAGTAGGACAGATAACAGCCCTAGAGGCAACTAAACAGGAACTCTCTAACCTGCTAGAAGATAAGGAGCAACATGGAACAGTCATCGACATCAAAGATAAAACTACCGAATAAAGGATTGGTAGGAGTAAAAACATCAGAAAAAGATTTAGCAAAAGAAGATTCAAATAAACTACCACAGCCAACTGGTTGGAGGATGTTAGTTTTACCTTTCAAAATGAAAGAGAAAACAAAAGGCGGATTACATCTTGCCGAAACAACCTTAGAGAGACAACAAGTTGCGTCACAAACTGGTTTAGTTTTAAGAATGGGTCCGCAATGCTACAAGGACAAGGATAGATATCCTGATGGTCCTTGGTGCAAGGAAGGGGAATGGGTAATGTTTGCCCGTTATGC